GACTGGAGCGGCTCCAGCTACCCCGATTTCTTGAACAGCTTCACCTTCCACAAGATCGTGGTGACGAACGGCGCCGCCAACGCCGACGCCGCCCTGCGCCTTAATGGCGTGCTGCAGTCCAGCCTCGACATCGTGGCGAACAACGGCGGCTGCGGCGTCGGTGACGCCATCCAGCTATATGGCGTGCAGTTCTGCTCCGGCCTGTTGGCGGCCGGCAACGCCGCGAACGGCCTGCACCTGTCCGGCTACACCTACGGCAACAGTTTTGTGTGTGACGTCGAGGTCGTCAACAGTTGCATCTTGGCTGACAACGCGGTGGGCGCAGGTGGCCCAACGCGCAACGAGATCAACGGGGTGTTTGTTTGGGGCGCCACCAACGCGAACCCGGCGATCAGCGGTAACGACGGGACAACCGATTGCGTCGTCGCTACGTACCTGGGGGGGGCGCTTACCTTTGGCACATCCAGCCAGTTCGGGTCAGCAACTGAGCCGCAGGTGACAGGCGCCGTTGCCTCTCTTGTGGCGTTTGCGCACCGCAACCTCGGCACTTGGGATGTCGGCGCGTTGCGCATCGCGCGGCCGGTTGGTCAGCCCGCCGTGGTCAACCTCGACGCGGAGACTGCCCAGTCGGTGCAGCTACAGTTTCGGCGCAACGGCAACATGCGCTGGAACCTTGTCCGCGACACAACCGCCGAAGCAGGATCGAACGCCGGCTCATTGCTGACGCTGCAAGCTTTTGCGGATAACGGCATAACAAACCTCGGCAACGCCGTCAGCTTTGAGCGCGGTGCGACCGGGGGGCCTAGGACAAATATAAGCCGGCTCTGGTGCGTCTCCGACATGCAGATCCCAGCCTACACCGTTGCGACCTTGCCCAGCGCATCGCAAGGCGGCCGCATCGTCTATGTATCCGACGAAGCGGGCGGCGCCGTGCCGGCATTCAGTGATGGGGCAAACTGGCGGCGTGTTACCGACCGCGCAATTGTCTCCTAGTGCCGATTGGCCGACCGAAAGGCAACCCGACATGACGACGCTTCTGGCGACCGACCGCTACAACTTCCCGATCCAGGCGCTGGAGCCGGGCGTGGTGCAGAACATCTCGTTCACCACCAGCGGCTCGACGGCGACGGGCAACAACATCGGCGCCACTACGGTGGTGGTGCGGCTGGTGGCGACGGCCGACTGCTACGTCGCCATCGGCCCGGCGGCGAGCGTGACGGCTTCGTCGTCGTCCATGCTGCTGCCGGCTGCGGCGATAGAGTATTTCCGCGTCGATCAAAACGCGACATGGAAGGTCGCGGCGCGCGGCGTCGCTGCTGCTGCCACGCTCAACGTCACCGAGATGACCTGACGTGATTGTCGGTCCTGGCCTGGTGCGCGGGAGTGCGCGTCAGAGCGGGTTGCTGGTGGCGCCGAGCGTGCTGCGATCCCCGCTGACCCTCTCCCGCGCGCAGGTTTCCGGCGTGCAGTCCTCCGCGACCGGCGCGGACGGCGCGACGCTGGCGCTGTTCGGCGCTGATGCGCCGCGCTTCCAGGGCGTCGCGCGGCGGCTGCTGATCGAGGGGCAGCGCATCAACCTGCTGACGGGACAGGACACGCTGGTCACGCAGAGCGCGACGGTGACGGCTGCCGCACACACGCTCAGCTTTTGGGGCACGGGCACGATCACGCTGTCGGGTGCCTCGACCGCCGGCCCATTGGTTGGCACGGGCGCGAGCAACCGGGTCACGCTCATCTTTACGCCGACCGCCGGCACGCTGACGCTCACGGTCAGCGGGACGGTGACGCGGGCGCAGTTAGAAGCAGGCGCGTTCGCCTCGTCCTACGTGCGTTCGGACAGCGGACAGGCCACGCGCGGCGCGGATTTGGTGAGTGTGCCGCTGTCGGAGTTGAGTGTCGGCGGCAATGGCGCCTGCACCATTCTCTGGTCGGGTGTCGTGCCCCGCGCTGGGTCGTTCGGCATGGTTGTCGTTGACGACGGCACGTCGAGCAACCGCCTGTGGGTGCGTACTGATCCGACGAGCGGGGGAAGCCTGTTGGCGGCGCGCGCTCTGTCGGGCGCGAGCGCCGCCAGCAGCGTTTCAATCACCTACACGCCGGGCATGCCCTTTGCCTATGGCGCGGCGCTGCCTGGCGACGGCTCTGTTCGTCTCATTGTCGCAGGTGGCTCGGTAGTCGCCGTGTCGGGCGGCCCGACCTCTGGCCTGACCACCCTGCGGCTGGGGGCGGTCGCTGTGGGCAGCGCGGGGGCAATGTTCGGCGAGACGACGGTCTTCCGCGTCCTCCTTTTCCCCCTGTCCGACACCGACCTAGCCGCCGCTGTCGCGGCACTGCCGACATGAGGCCCGCATGAGCGAGACGACCGAACCCGACCCGCAGGAGTGGCACTGGCAGGGTTTTTATGGCCCCGCCGCAGATGTCGCCGCCGCGATGCCCGCCGTCTACGCCGACCCGCGCGTGGGTGCCCGCGCGCCGCTGCCGGTGGGCGAGGAGACGCCCGCGCCGATCTCCGTGGACGAGGACGGCGTGGACGCGATGTTCGCGGTGATGACGCGGCGCGGCGACCCGGTGGAGACGCCAGACGGCTTGCGCGCGGCCAGGAGCGACATGGTCGGCCGGATGGTGGGCGCGTGACGAAGATTCTGCCGCTCGCCGCATAGCCGGCAAGCCGCAGCAGCCGCGCCGGGCGGTTCCCCGGCACAAGGACCAACGATGAACACCGACTCCACCGTGACAGGCGAACAGCCTGCCGCGCACTCGGCGCTGGATCACGCGGACTCGCCGGCCGCAGAGCATGAGCAGGCTCAGACTGCCCCCGCCGACGATGCCGGCGCGGAGGGCGAAGGCGGCGACAAGCCGAAATCTCGACCCATCCAGAAGCGCATTGGAGAGCTTGTGCGTGAGCGCGAGGCCGCGCGACGCGAGGCGGAATACTGGCGGCAACAGGCGGCTGTCATGCAGCAGCCCGCGCCGCAGCAGGCCGCACCAGCGCCGCCCCCGGCCGAACTCAAGCCCGAGGACTTCCCGACATACGAGGATTACCTGGTCGCCAAGGCGGAGACGAAGGCCGCGCAGCGTTTTCATTCAGAGCTTGCCCAGCGTGCCCAGATGGCACAGCAGCAGGCCGTGCAGCGCGAGCGAGCCGCCGTCGTCGCACAGTTCCAGACGCGCGCGGAAGAAGCCCGCGCGCGGTATGAGGACTTCGACCTGGTCGTCGCCGACCCGAGCACGCCGATCAGCCAGCACATGGCCGAGGCGATCATGCAGTCCGCGGCCGGTCACGATGTCGCCTACTACCTTGGCAGGAACAAGCAGGAGGCCGCGCGCATCGCGCAGCTTTCGCCGCTCGCACAGGCCATGGAAATCGCGCGGCTGGAGCAGCGTGTCGCTGTCACCCGTCGCGTCTCATCGGCGCCGCCGCCGCCGCCCGTCCTGGGCGGTTCCGGCACGCCGTCCCGTGATCCCGCCTCGGCTCGCACATACGACGAGTATGTGGCGCTGCGTCGCAAGCAAGCGGCGAAGCAATAGCCGGGGCATCCCGCAACAGGCGCCGCTGGCGCACTGAGGACCCCCACAGATGAGCAACACTCTTCTCACGCCGACCGTCATCGCCCGCGAGGCGCTGATGCAACTCAACAACAACATGGTCGCCGCGCGCACCGTGTATCGGGACTACTCCGACGAATACACCGGCGTCGGCGACACTATCACCGTGCGCCGCCCCGTCGATTTCTCCGTGACTGACGGCGCGACGATGAACGTGCAGGATGTCGAGGAAGGCAGCCTGACCGTCTCGATGGACAAGCAGAAGCACGTCGCCTGGAAGTTCTCTTCCAAGGACCTGACGCTCACCATCGAAGAGTATTCCGCGCGCTACATCCGCCCGGCGATGATCCAGCTTGCCAACCAGGTGGATCGCGACCTGCTGTCCCTCTACACGCAGGTCAACAACTGGGTCGGCACGCCCGGCTCGGCGATCAACAGCTACGCCAAGTTCGCCGAGGGCCCGAAGCGCCTCGACGTGCTGGCGGTGCCCGAGGGCGAGCGGTTCGCCGCGCTGTCGCCGGGCGACTACTGGGCGCTGACCGGCTCGCAGACCGCGCTGACGTCCTCCGACCGTCTGGTTGAAACGGCCTACGAGCGCGCGATCCTCGGCAACGTGGCGGGCGTCGAACTCTTCAAGGCGCAGAACGTGCAGTCGCACGTGGCGGGCACCCGCACCAACACCACGCCGCTGGTGGATGGCGCGAACCAGAACGTGACCTACGCGACCGCGAAGGCCACGATGACCCAGAACCTGCTGGTCAAGGGCGCCGGCAACGCCGTGACGATCAGGGAAGGCGACGTTTTCACCATCGATGGCGTCTTTGACGTCAACCCGGTGACGAAGGCGACGCTCTCGCACCTCAAAGTGTTCACGGTGCGGGCTGGCATCACCTCGGCGGCGGGCGGCGGCGTGACGCTGAGCATCTACCCGGCGATCATCACCTCTGGCCCCTATCAGACGGTGAGTGCTGCCCCCGCCAACGACGCGGCGATCACCTGGGCGGGCACGGCTTCGGGCGTGACCGCGCAGAACATGGTCTATCACCGCAACGCCTTCGCGCTGGTGACCCGTCCGCTGATCCGCCCGGACGGCGCGGCCTTCTCCGCGACGGAGAGCGCTGACGGCATGTCGGTCCGCATCATCAAGGACTACGACATGACGAACGACGTGGAGCGCATCCGCCTCGACATCCTCTACGGGGTCAAGGCTATCGATGCGCGCCTCGCGGTGCGTCTCAGCGGCTCGTGAGTATGAGGCGGCGTCCTGACGGGCGCCGCCTTTCTTGTCACCCAGAAAGCAGGAACAGCAGGACATGCCTCAGCAGCTTCA